GTACAATACAAAAGATCGCTTACAAGTCCAACTCCCACCTCCTCTGTTTATTAATATGCAACAGACTAACCAGCTCTTTAACACTACTAAGGAGTTCTGCCAAAATATAGTAGAAATCAAGATGGCTGGCGAAGAGGATGATGTTAAGAAACAGCTTTTTAATAAAGAGCTTGTAATGCACTTCTTAGGCTCATATATCAAGCTAGAGGACATCAACCGTATATATGATAAAGCCTCACAGGAAGTTGCTAAGATAAACAATATCAAAAATGACGGTAGTGGGGATGACTCCGGAGGTGGATTTTAGCAATGTACATAGAACCAGAGGCTCCAAATAATGTAAACAATAACTTACGTAGAAAGTGTGCAGGATGCCCCATGTGTACTACATGTGCTGCAGATCCTTCTGAGTGTCCTAAGGAAAAATTTATAGTAGATAAGCATTACCTGTATAAATGCGAATCATGTATACACTATAAGAAGAACAACTGTGAAATAGAAAAGAAACATACTTGCGTAGGTCCATATGTTATAGAAGGTGTATTATACAATAACCCTAAATAAAGCAATAAATGTCCTAGAGGGATTGCTCCCTCTAGGATACATTTTGTATTATTAATTATATATAGCACGTTTTGATTATGCGTTGTCTCTGGTTCTGTTACTATCGAAATAATTAGCAACGCTATATGATTCGGTATTACTAAGAAGGGAGGTTGACGGGTAATCTCTCTCGTTAATTTTACCACCATCGGAAGTATCATTATAGCTATTAAGCGTCTTAGGCACGCTCTCCAACCCAGTATACTGGTAGTTGTTGCTATTGATAATGATCTGTCTAGCACCAGCATTAACGCTAAGAAGGTACTTCAGCATATCTTTAGCTGCGAGGTCAACATAAGCACCCTGTACTGGGTAACCATTGAACTTCACAGTTACTTCTTTCTTCTCGATAGTACCCTTAGTATACGTATACATACTAGTCTCAGCACTATCAAGCTGACAAGCTAACAGTAAGTACGCTGACTCAACCTCTCTCATGGTATTGTCGGTATTGATATATAAGAACGTGAAGCACTCATTCTCAAATCCCGGCTCCATATCGCCACTATGGATAAGTCCATGATAGTTCTTAACCTGAGTACGCGGGTCTTTAATACCGGTGAGATACAGTCTAGCAAACTTCGTCAAAGGTGAACCTGACTTCTCATCATAAGTTAATGAGAATGAAGAAGCAGACTGCATGTTAACTTTCGAGATCACGTTGATGTTGTTTAAGTCATCGCCTAACTGAATCGTATCGGCTGACAGGTCTTCAAGACCATCAAATGACTTAAACTCGTACTCTATAATATGAGCCCAGTTGTTAACCAATGCTCTATAATAAGTATCAAGTGATGCAAGCCTCATCATAAACCTAGGCATCTGGCAGATGATAAATGCTGCATATCCAGTCTCATAAGGATTGAACTGAACTAAGCTTCCGAAGTCTGGAACGCCTCTCATTAACCTATACTTCGTTACATCTTTGAAGCTCTTTGTGTTACGGAATATATTAGTTACAGTAGCATTCCTATCGGTTACTTTGACACTCGAATCCATGCTAGCACCAGTTGATACAGGTGCTGAGGTTGCGTTAGATTTATAAAGATCAATGTTGTCGTTAGTTGCTGTTGAACTTAAAACTGCCATAGTTATTTAACCTCCTTCCTTAACTTATGCAAATTACTTTGAATAACTCTTCCTGAACGAAGTTATGGAACTTGACTGTGATTGCTGCGTAGAAGATGTTATTAGCTTCATATATCTCATCTTCAAGATATTCCATTGAAATGCTTTGGAAGTTACTCTGGAACTGATTGATGACTCTATTAGCGTCTTCAATGTAGTTGTCTAAGCTCTCATTATCAAGGAATGCATAACGAGTCTTCGGGCAATTCGAACGTACAGCTTTAATAACTTCCTGAACTGCAAGTATATTCTGAAGGAAGCTAAGTTGTGTGTACTCCTCGTAATTCACATAGCACGTCTCAAGTACCGGTACTCCGTCATAATAGCTGATATAGTTAATGCAGTTATCAGCCATAACTTGCTTCTGGTCAGATGCAGGAGTGATATACGGTATGAAGTTTAATGTACCTGTAATAATCTCAGGGAATGTCATACCATTAGGTATACCAGCAAATGCTCTTGCAACACCATTATCAACATGCTTGACGAATCTTGAAGCAAGAAGATACGGCAACGTTACAGTAACTTCCTTCTTAGTGTACGGGTTAATTATCTTAAAGTAGTTATGATACACTGCACAGAATCTAGAAGTCTTTAACTCATAAGAAGCATCTACAATAGACTGAAGGTCATCGTTTAATAAACCTAAGTCTGCGAAGAATACGACATCCTGACGGAAGTCGCATACGTCGATAATAGCATTCTTTACAGACACAGGGTAATTTGCGTCTAAAATTACATCAGGCTTATAAGCATCTAAGTCATAGATAATGGGGTCATACTGGTCTGACTTAGTGTTAGCACCCCATGAGCCAAGCAGAAGTTTGGTTAACTCAACCTGGTTCTCTATAGGAGCAAATCCCATAGTACCATATGAACCATTGGCTAAATAGATACCATTAGGATTGTTAAGTGCCACATACTCTATGTCTGCAGGCTTATTGAGTTCCCAAATGCTTCCTGTATCGCCAGAGGATACTATACCACCAAGGGTGGCCCCACCTCTACGATCTAAACCATTTAAGAAGTCCTGAGCCATTAAGGTCTCATTATCAATAGCCTCGCCATTCATAGTAGCAGTCTCTAATACACATCTGGCTAAGCCATATATACCATCAACATGCTGCATGCACTGTAACTGTATAGATGTAGTGTTGATCTTGCTCTGTACACTCTGGTTAATCTCATCAAGTATATACTCAGGATTAATCGAGAATACGATATTTTCAAGAACTGTGTCACCCTCATATACATTCATACTATATCTAATTACATTAGCAGAGCGTGCTCTCGAATATTCCGGCTCTATGGTAATATATATCGAGCTTGCTCCTCTACCTCTAGCACCAATGGTAAATAACGGGAAATCAGTGGCGTCTGTATTATTAAAATCATAATTACCATAACCCTCCATTGCCGCCTCGTTCATAGTCGTTACACCTTCGGCTGAGGTTACATATGTATATACGTAGCTAACTCCGTCGGTCTTAACAACTCTAGCATGTACAGTTATATTAGCAAGAGTAGCATCGCTTGATACCATTCTCTTACCAAAAATATAACCTCCTGCACGAAGTGTCTCGGCAATAGTTAATTGAGCCTGACCATGCTTCTCGAAACTAATTCCACCGTAGGCATTGGTGAAATTCTCGAGACCACTAAGCATACTCCAGCCCTCGGGGCCTTTGTCACTTGTAAATGCTACCATTTGTACAGCAGCATTAGTATATACGCGATCAACCGGCAATTCCGGTATATGGGTTTGGTCAATTATTTGAAATCTTGTACGCGGATATCCACGAGTTGCCATTATTTTATACCTCCTTAGATAATATTTAATAACTTTATTTTTAGCTAAATATAAAGCGTATTAGCTTTACTAAGATGTTTAATTTTGGCCCTATACGGAGGGCATAATGTTTGTTTAATATTATTCCATTACAATTTGCTCTAATGGTGATTCTCCCTCTCCTGTATTAGTCAATGCAGCGGCTATAGCCTCATCAGGATTCTCAGATGTGATTGCTGTATATATAGAAGTATACTTAGGTACTTTATTTATATTAATAGCCGTATAGTCTGTATAATCGGTAAACTTAGAATTACGGAAAGGCTTAGATAAATCCTTAGGGTCTCTATATATCTCACTAACTATCAATCCTATGATTTGATTAGAGACTTTGTAGCTAAGTCCATTAAGCTCAGCGTTCTCTATAAAGTAGTCCTGTACTTCATTATATGGTATATAATCAGGGAAGTGCCCACCCTTAAAGAGGTTAACGCACTTATCTATAGTATTCATATCTTGAGCTATGTTGACGTCACATATTAACTCATCACCCTTATAAAAGTGAAGAAGTCTATAGTCCTTTTCAGTATGTGATTTTTGTAGTTTAAACCTTGCTAACTTATCTATCTTACTAGGTTTACACTTTATCATCATAGGAAACTTAAAATTCTTTATCCCATGCGACTTACCATCTTTATCGAATACAGCATAGCAGAATATCCCCAGAGATAAGATATACTCACCTTCGATAATAGCTACGTTCATTTCGAAGTATTTCTCAGGAATATAATAGATGAGCTCACCAGAACCATTGAATAGAATTTTGTTACCTTCTTGTTTCATCCATATCGGCAGATCCATTGTATCATCTCCTTAAAAATTTATCTAAATGTGAACCTAAATTAAGGCAAAAAAAATAAATGGCCGTGCATTACACACGACCATCTGAGGGTTACACCTTACGAATCATGCGATTAGTATACATTGTTTTTGTAGGCCGACCCTCATATGACGAAGTATACGTTCTGCCACTAGACAGCTTACGAATCGTGGTAAACTTCTCCACATACGTTGTCTCACCATCCGGTGCAACCGTACTGTAAACGTCTACTCTAGTCTTCATAATATAACCTCCTTTCTTAAGGTTCTATTCTATATATAATATATAACCATATTTATATTTAATTACACGTGATAGTGTCATCCAAAAACAATTTAATAAAAAATAAATATGTTTGGAGATGGTAGATAATGGATACGACTAGTCAATATACCGTTATATATAATCAAAAATCTACATCTAACAGATCATTCTTAAATATGCATGAGTATTTAAAAGCTATAGGTATAAAGAATAATTCATTCATGTTAACCTTATTAGATCCAGACCTTGCTGGGGTAAACCCATATGATCCAGGATTGAATTGGTTATATAAGAAAAAGATACTTAAAGAATGCATAAATAACTATTGGTATTTCCTTAGAGAAGTTGTACGCTTACCTACACAGGGTGGTCAACCTATGAGATACATCTTACATAGGGGAAACCTAGCATTTAATTATTTGAGTATGCTTAACAACTGTATATTCTATGAACTGCCTAGACAGACGGGTAAGACTATAAGCGTGCTTATAAGGTATCTGTACATTTATAACTTTGGTACGACAAATAGTAAATGTGCTTTCTTACATAAAGGATTAGAGGGTTCCAAAGATAACTTACAAACTCTAAAAGACTTACGAGATATGCTGCCTGAATATCTGCAGCTCAAAGTCAAATATAATGGAGAAAAGGCTGATTATGGGAAGAACAATGCTACAGAAATAGTCAACCCGCTGAACAATAACTCAATCAAATGCTTTGCGGGAGCCACATCTAAACTCAAAGCAGCATCTATATTGAGGGGTAAGACATTGCCATTGATATACTTTGACGAGTACGCATTCTTGGAGCACAATGAGACAGTATACTTAAATGGTGCACCGGCATATAGAACAGCATCAGAGAACGCTAAACGTGTGGGAGCACCATATGGTATAACCATAACAACTACGGCTGGGTTTATGAACTCCGACGCAGGCCGTGAGGCGTATTCTATGAAGGAAGCTGCTACACCGTTTAATGAGTCATGGTATGACTTTACGTATCCTCAGCTTAAACAGCTTTTAGACTCTAACACTAAATCTAACTTCGTATACATTAAGTTTGGTTATCAAGAGTTGGGTTACAGTGAACAGTGGTTTAATGAGATATGTAGGTTACTTAAGAACTCTTGGCCTGACATAAGAAGAGAAGTTCTATTGGATTGGAATATGGGTATAGAAAATTCCCCATTTGATCCTGATGACTTAGACATCATTAGAGGATTAGTGCGTAAACCCATATCAGTAGTCTATCTTCTCGGTAAGTACAGATTTGAGACATACCTTCAAGCTAATGTAGCTCAGTATCCGCCCATTATAGGCGTTGACGTTGCTGCGGGATACAAGCAAGACAGCTCTACTATAACAGTCATAGATTCACAGACCACCAAAGTCTTAGGTTGTATGAATTGTAACTATATCAGTACAGTAGACTTAGCACGTTGTATAGAGTTTATAGTAAAGAACTGGATGCCTAACTCTGTGGTCTGCTGCGAGCGCAACGGTGTCGGTCATGGTGTTATTGCTAACCTCAAGAAAGCCGGATTAACTAAGAATCTATACTACGAGATTAAGGATGTAGTTGTAGAGGAACGTCAAGACGGTGTTCACTCCTATAAACAGAAGATCCGTACTAAGGTATATGGATTAAACTCAACTAAAAGTGCAAGAAAAGAATTGATAGACATCCTTACAGATAGAGTAGAGATGCATAAGGATAAGATAATCAGTCCTATAATATACAATGAGTTATTGGGTATGGAGATAAAGAGAAATGGTAAAGTAGAGCACTCTGAATCTACACACGATGATCAGATATTCTCTATGTTAATGGCACTATACGTATGGTATAATGGTACTAATCTCGAAGAGAGATATGGTATTAAGAAGACAAGTATCAAAACAGATGAGGACATAGATGAAGAGGTCGATTATTTTGACCCAGATACTGTAGATATAACCGGGAGCTTCAATACAAGTGATGAGATATCAGAAGCTATAGCACCTACCATACAACAGCTCAAAGAGGATTCTAACCAAGTCGATTTAAGAGAGTTCTTAAATAAGAGACATGTTTTAGAACAACAACAGTTCTTAGACTTAGCTAGCACACCACTTGGTGAGAAGGCTATCCGTACTACATTTAATATACCTAAGGATACTCCATTGAATTCCTTCTTAGGAATCCCCGACACAGGATCATCTAATATACCTAATAAGGTATTTGATGATTTTTATAAACAGAGTATGTATGGGGAGGGTCAACTGTCGTTTAACGGAGCAATCCCAGCCCAAGAGGCATTATATATGGAAAACGATGATTATTCTTATTCTAAAAACTTTAACATGTCTATGATTCCAAGTAACTATTAGAGACAAAAAATAAAGGGAAGGCTGTTAAGCCTTCCCATATACTTATTTCCTATACTTTTTCTTAATTTGTTTACCAATAGATTTAGCCCTATCTATAGGTGATGGGTATGTAGCATGTACCGCGTGAACTGTATGGGTATCATCATCAATGATACTATCTTTGATTTTGATCACTTTACCCCATAATTCTTCGATATATTTGTTGTGTCTCATAAGTCTTGCCATTTCTGAGTAATAGAATTGGATCTGTTCAGATATACTATCAATCATATCATAGGCCCACTCTTTTACATCATCAGACACGTTACAATCTTTTACTAACTTATTAAACGCAAACCTAGCGTTAGTCCACTCAATCTTAGTCAAAGGTATTATATCATCTATAACATCTCTCCACTCATAGATGTCACACTTCTTCTCGAAATCAACTCCTGAGTAGAATCTGCCTCTGTTACGTTTACCCAGAGCAAATGATATATTGTCGACATTTTCGTCAATATTTATTTCAATGACATAATTTTTACCATCACGTGATTCGTATGAGTGTTCTATGACACTAGCAAGATTCTTATATCCACCATACGGTGATTGCTCACACGGTATTCTATATTCTGTAGTTTGGTTGAATGTATGAATCTTACCATCTTTGACTATCTCGAATTCTTCTAGAGTTTCTATATATAGATAGTCTTCGATTTCACAATAAATATCGTGTTTTACAACCTCTTTCTTAAGAGATGTAACTCTCTCAGGGACAAACGACTCCCAATCACTATACCTAACTCCAAATGACGTCTCAGTTGCAGTACATACATAAAATCCATTACTATTAAATTTAAAGTACTCTTTCTTCACAATAATACACTCCTTTTGTAAAAAATATTAAAGGCCCCATGTAGAGGCCTTCATTTTAATCTTTAAAACTTGTACCTTATTGTTGGCTGATAATTAAAACTCTAAATTTTCTAAGAATGTATCAGATATTTTACAATTCTTAGGAGTGTGCTTCTTAAACAATTCTGTCCCTACATTGTCGATCTTTATCTTAGATGCAATATTGGGATTGTGAATTACATTGTCGAAATCGCGACTGCCATTCTTGTACGGTGTTACGGTTACACATAGCTCTCTACGATTCGGATTAGCGTATATACCAAACACACTATCGTTTTCTCCTTTGGAGTACTTGTCCAAATAAGCCCTTCTAGTGATCTTAGTCAGACCTCTGTTAATTAATCTCTCATACACTTGACGAACTGTAAGGTTACAGTCTTTCCTCATAATAAACCCTTCCTTCATAAAATATTACACAGAAGCGTGTTATGTATACTTATATAATATACAATCATTTTTGAGTTTACTCTTATTACATTTTTAAGTAACGTAAAACAAAAAAATAATTCTAATTAGAAAGGATATGAAATAAACGATGCCTGTATTGCCGCCTTATCAAATAAGCAATGAATACAACGTAGCTGAGATAATTCAGCATTATGACATTAACTATATCTTAGATATAATAAGCAATAAAGTCAATAACATAAACTATGCCTCTACGTTAGTAGAACCTAACATAATAGACGTATTAATGGAAACGTTTAAAATGATGGAAGAGAATGAGCCGGGGGATGTGGAAAACATAAAACAGATTAGAGAGGATGTATTTATAAATATAACTCAATTCTTATGTAACTATCATACTATCCAGTTCTCTGAACCAAATGAGATGGAATCGTTATATACTGCATCTAGATATCTATACGACTTCTTAGTATGTAATAGAGTTAATTACATGATTAACTTCTTTGTTACATATATAATGAATAACACAGACTCGTTAGCCTATGCTCTAAATGCAGACGAAGCTGCTAAGGCAAGAGATACTACATCTACATATGTTAAACGTACGTATACTAATCCTAAATTTGGTATAATTATTCCTAACATCTCTACCATACTTCAATTGATTGGGACTTTAGATATATCATTGAATGATCTGTTTACTTATGCTTATAAACATCCATCTATAATATCCTTCTTAGATGAGACATACTCAGATAATTCCAATACATTCTTTAACAGATTCTATATGGGTCCGGTTAGAGATAGAGAGATAGAACCCATAATGATTACAAATATATCATTAGCCTTACAAAAATTAATTGGAGATAAATCTCAACAAAATTTAGCACAATTATTAACTCTATGAGAGGAGACATGAACTAATGTATTTCTACAAAGCTACCGCAAATTCAATAACCTTCAATGACGAGGTATGTACACTTAACACAGCATATGATCCAATATTAGAAATTATTACACTATCTGATGAGGATATCTGTGAACTATTAGCTACTAAGACTAGATTAAACCTTAATAATGAAGGGTATATGACACTTGCTAGATTGTTTAGAGACTATTATACAGATAAAACCATCATGTTATATGATAGAATGCCTAAGAAACTTAAAGACATGATGGCAGTCTCTAGAACAAAAAATAAAGCTATTAAGAATATGAATAACGAAATGTTAGCTGAAATATTCCTCAAAGGTATAGCTAATGATATAGCTATGGATGCTACAATGATGAAAATCGATTATACAACAGCCGACCATACCAAAAAGATTATCCAACTTACTGATGAACAATATGAAGAGATCTTTAGCAAAATTGATGAGATTAGAGAAGAGAACCCTCAGATTGCTGAGAATGTTATAAAAGTCAAAGAGGCCTTTGATAAGGCTAAGACATTTGATACTCAATTAGAGTATCTTAAGAACGATTCTCTTCGAAATGTAAAACGCTATCACCAACACTACTTAGGTGATCTAACTTGGTACAATAAGTGGATCAATCAAACAACTATACCCGTCCCTCAGTTAGATCCTGTGATGGATATATTAAGGTCTAGATTTAAAACTAAGTACACTACAGACGAGTACAAATCATTTATAGTGTTGCTCATTAGGTCTGTAAAAGACTTACAGATTAACTTGCTTCCAAATATAGCATACGTACATAGACTAACAGATTCCATATTACGCTTTAGGTTTAAGTATGATAGTGAAAAGGACGCTAAGGTATTCAATAGGATAGAAGAAGTATTACAAGAAATAAGAAAGAAATTACAGACTAAGCCTAAATAGGGTCTAAGACATCAAAATAAAAATCTATTTTTCATTTTGAAATGGAGAGTGATCAAATATGATGACCCCAGGCCCTGGGATACGACCGTATCATTATTGCTACGCAGGATCATACAGACCGTTTGCATATATGCCATATTACAATAGTGCATATATACATAGAAAACCAAATACAAGACAACTTAGAACCTTATTAGACTACTGGGATGATATGGAAACTTACAAGCTTGACTACATGCCTGCAGATATGTACGCCCCTGTAGTCAGAGGCGAAATTGCTAGAATACTTAATATAGAGACTATAGCTACAAGACAGCTTAGAATCAAACTCTATCATGTTGAAGAGAAAGATGACGTCGACATCGTATTAGAAATCGGCAAAGCCTATGAGATTAAATATGTCACAGAGGGTGGAGTAAAGACAGCCGTGGGTATACTCAAAGGTATAGACTCCTCTATTCCTGATACAGTATGTAGATATATTGGTGAGTTCAATGAGCAAGTTATCACTGCTTGGATTGCTATGGACTGCTCAACCACAGCAAACGCAGATAAGAGAAAGATATATGTAGCCTCTATTAGAGATATCAAAGAGATAGAGCTTGAAGGATATGAAGCTGAAGAGGTTGATCCTAGCAATATGTCTGATACTCAGAAGTTATCCTACTTAGTTAACCTATTTCCAGAAATAGCTAATAAGATAGAAGAAGTCTTATTAAAAGTAGTAGATAACAATGACTTATTGAATGAGATTAAAGACATGGATTATCCTCAGAAAATAGACTATATAATGAACTTATTGTACAATCACATAGGCGAAAATTTGCTACATCATTTTAATCAACAGAGAGGTATCAACTCAGCTTTAAACATACCCATAGAACCCAATGCTGTTAAGGATGAGTATAAGATGCCTCCTAAGTTTAAGCCTAAAGAGAAATCCACTTCTAATATAGAAGAACCCACAAACAGTGAATCAACTAAAAATAAAGATACTTACATATGGTAATTGAAAAAGTTATCCATAGGGATTACTCCCTATGGATTTTAATTCTCTTATCTCATCACAGCAGCGAAAGACGTCTTATTGCCAGTCTTATCCTTAACAAACGCAGGTAACTTCTTATTCTGTATCTCACTAGCGTGTACTCTCTGGCTCTTTAATGCCACAGCATATGCACGTTTCTGATACTTCTGGAAAATCTTAGCACGTAACCTACGCTCCTTTAATCTAGCCACAGCATACTGTTTCCATAATGAGTCCTTATTCTCTCTAGCTAACACTAAGCATGCTAAGTGAACTCTACGTTTTAAGTCATTACGTGTATTGAGCTTAACTATAGTATTGTTCTTTGCAGCCGCAGATACAACACCTTCGGTAATATGCTCTATCTCATTGTCTGATAATCCGCTTAAATAATTAACGAATTCATTGAGAGCACTATCACCTCCGGCAAAATAATCAGCATTCTCTAATGCTGACTGCTGCATAAGTAACTCTACAGTTTGAGCCATTTTATTCTCCCCATCTTCTGAGTTAGGGTTGGCAACGGGTAATAATAAGTCTACGGCATTATTTTCAGTGTGATCGCCAGAAAGTTCTTCCTCAGCTTCTCTTAATATATCTGTAAACATATTTTTGACACTCCTTTAAAATAGGTTTAAATAAATTACTAAGATGTTTTTGCCGAAAAAATTGTTTCGATTATATATTATATATATGAAGCTACATGTTCTATAACTTTGAAGTAATACATTCTAAGGAGGTTATTTATTTTGAATGAACGATTGTTAAACGTTAACCCTATTAAACAATATAGGGATATAATGACCGAATCGTTACAATCTAGTTTTCCTAGATTGGATCCTAGAGAGATTGACGCTGCAGTCTTGTGGGCTATCGAGAATAACCACAAGATACCTAAGGCTGAATTGAATAACAATTATACTAAGAAAGCAGCCAGTGGTACATTGCTTGATGTGCTAGAGTATATAGAGAAGTTAGAACCTATAATAACATCTAGCGGCGTTCTATATAAGAAACACAAAGAGATAGACAATCCTCTTAGTCGTATGGTTCAGGAATTCTTGAAACAGAGAAAAGTCTATAAGGACGAAATGAAGAAACACGACAAAGGCACAGCAATGTACGCAAGATACAACTTACTTCAACAGGTTGAGAAGGTCAATGCGAATTCCGTATATGGTGTTTTAGGTGCTCCCACGTCTTTGTATTATAATATCTATGTTGCTGAGTCTGTTACTAGAGCAGCACGAAGTTATATAAGTCAGTCCATCATGTTCTTTGAGAGCTTCTTAGCTAACAATGTTAAGTTTAATAGCCTTAATGAAGTTATGGTGTATATCTATAACGTAGTTCACGAGAAAGATACGCGTAAGCTAAGAGACCAAGATGTGTTGGATAGAAATATAGAACCCGCAGAGGTATTCATACATATAATGAACACAGCCGATCCATTAATATGGATACCAACCGATAAGCAAATGTCTATGGTGTGGGACAGGTTACTTAATTTGTCTCAAGAAGACTTAAATAGGTTATATTATAAGAATAACCTATATGAGTTCATTGACTTATCTAGAGTTAAAGGTGTTATCATAGACATACTCACTTCTCTCCAAGGTCCATTTATGAATGTAAATGAACCACCGGAAGAAATTGTTGATAAGTTAAACACATTGGTTGAGTTGATCAAAGAGTACGTGTATTATAAATACCCATATATTGATAAATTAGATAGAATAGAATATATGCAGAGGGATGTTGTGTGTATCTCGGATTAGATGATTAGTCCCTTACTATGGTGACATAGTGAGAAAAAGTTTTAGAAATTGCTGGGAAAGGCTAAAGCCTCTATGCCTGAGAATAATATATTGAGGGTATATTTGTTCTTATAGGAAACGAAAGTTAGAAACAATTTAGAGGATGGACTATGGTGAAATAAAAGCCATACTTAGTATGGTCCTAAGGTTCGATAACAATGTCTAATCAGCAGCTTATTATACGGTATATTTAATAGAAAAGGAGGATTATATGTGGCAAGAATTATATGCCGGTGATGCTTTATCAGGTAGATATATGATAAGCTCAGAAGGTGTTATTGTTGATAAGTTGTTAAATCAACAACTTACTCTTGAAGTTAGAAATGGATACCAATTTGTTTATATTTACACTAACCAATCTCCAAATCGTAAACAGTGTAGAAAAGTACATCAATTAGTAGCCGATTCATTCTTATGGTTCAAGCCAAAAGGTGATACTGTTGTTAATCATAAAGATTTGAATAAATCTAACAATAATGTCACAAATTTAGAATATGTAACAAATAAAGAAAATTCTAGACATGCTGTAAGAAATCATGCTAGAAAATTGTGCGATGGTGTCATAGAACCAAAATATCCAAACGCTCCAATAAAACAAAATATACACAATAGGGTGTTTTCAGAAGAACAAATTCACTCTATATGTAAAATGATGGAGCAAAATTTATCTTATCCTGAAATTTTAGAAAATCTAAATTTACCAGTGTCTAAAAATTTATTAGATATATTGACTAAAATTAGATCTAAAAAGTTATGGTATTGTATATCCAAGGAATATAATATTCCAAATAAAGAATATCGTTCTCCTCAAATACAATATACAACAGATCAAATAAAACAAATCTGTGAATTGTTAACCGAAGGATACTCAACACCTCAGATAGCTACTAAATTTAACATCGATTTATCTAATAATAAGGAAAGAGATAAGTTTCAGCATCTTGTTCAAAGGATTAAGAATAAAACATCATTCACACAAATATCAGATGAGTATTTTTAAATATACCGTATAATAAGTTCAACGACTATTATGTAGGGCTCAAGCGAGTTCGAAAACTAAAATTGTCTATGTATTTATAACCCTCAAAATATAAATACGAATATAGATAGTGATATAGTCTGGTCTATATGTAACACATATAGAAGTTCATAAGAGAACTGCATAGATTAGCGACCTATGTGAACACAACGACAGATTCCACCATAATATCCTTCGATGGATTGTATAGATTTATTCTAGGTTTCACGTATAATGTACCAATGAAGATTAAGAGGGAAGAACGTAGGATGGTTGATATAATAGATAACAAAGAGAATCCTAAGAGATTAATGTATAAACTTGTAGAACCTGAGTATGACTATAACTTCTACACAGACGAAGTCATAGAAGTACATCGGTTAAGACGTATGTATAAGCTTATCCCTCAGGAGACTCTGAAGTATGCTATAGTCAATACTATGGGATATGTATGTAGTAAGCTTATAGTTGACTATCTGAATTATTATTGTTCATTAGCTAACTCAAATAAGCCAGGAAGAGCTTGTATGTTAAGCATGAAGTCAGAGTTCTATTTTCAATCTCTAATGCTTACAGAAAGCCGTCGTAATTATGCTAATATACAGACCATCCAAGAAGGCCATATAATACCTAAGTCTCAAGAAACACAGCTTGATATTAAGGGCTTACCGATTAATAAGTCTACATTGCCTGCACAGATTAAGCAAGAGTTCCAAGATATATTGTATGAGGACATACTTACAGCTCCACGCATAGATCAGGTTAAGATCATTAAGAAGCTTGTAATGATTGAGAAGAATATAGCTGAGTCTATATTACGTAAAGAGAAGATTTATTATAAACCAGACAACGTAGGTGCTATAGGCACGTATAAAGATCCATTAAGTCAGAATGGTATCAAAGCGTGTTTGGTGTATAATGAGCTAAGGACTGGAGATATGCCTATAATAAATCTAGAAGAACGTAATGCTATCTTTAAAATAAAGATCAATGTAGACAAGAGCAACGTTGAGACTATTAAAGATACATATCCAGAAGTGTATCAGAAACTTGTTAAGTTAATGGCGCATCCCAATTTAGGCGGAAGTAAACTCAACACGATAGGCTTCCCAATAGATGCTCAGGTTCCTGATTGGGTGTTGAACTTTGTAGATATAAACTCTATAGTTAATGATAATTTAAGTAACTTCCCGTTAGAACCTATAGGGATAAGTAGGCTATCAAATGATAGTGTAAATTATAGCAATACCATCTCGTTTTAATACCAAATAATAGTTATATAATATATAAATAGTATACTTATAACCTTAGGAGGTTTTAGTTATGTTTAAGGACTTATTTAAGTTCATGGTGTTTGTTGTACTGATGTTTATAGCATTGGTATTATGTGAAGTGTTGCTCACTCGACCAGATCCAGCATTTGGTGTTGTATCGTCAGAGGATATCGCTTGGCTTAGGTCTGGTGACTTACATAGTGATATCTTTGTCAAATCGGACAAACCTGTGACAGAAGTGCGATACGTAAACAGCGATTGCACAGCGATCGACGCATGTGGAGACATATTAACGCTGAAATACGCCGACAGAGTCAACTATGTTCCAGGGTCTGTAGATTCAGACGATTTTGTTGAGGTAATAAGTGGTGATAGCTCATACTTATTACCCAGACAATATCTTAGAACTACAGTACCGCCTATGAGGGGTAGAAAATTTGTCGGTAAGTTTCAACTTACAGCATATGCCCATACTGGTAACAGATGCGCTAATGGGTTATATCCAAGACGTAACCGTACAGTTGCAGCACATACTAAAGACTTTCCTTTAGGTACAGTACTGTACATCGAGGGCTATGGAACCTATGTTGTCGAAGACAGAGGTGGTTTCCCAAAAGGGACTATAGATATATACATGCACAATCATAAAGAGTGTGTGCAATTTGGCAGACGCAGTGCCAATGTATATCTCATCACTCTAGGGAATAATAAGCGCTATAAGCCTGAGATGACAATGCCTAAGCAGAAATAAGTTACAACGCATTATTGCGGCTCCCACTATGTGGGAGCTTTAATTTTTTGTAAAGAAATATAAAGAGGATAACTTCATATTAATGGTTAAATTTAAAAATAGATATATATTATATCTATGGAGGTGGTTCAATCGTGTCAAGAGAGAACTTTGAAGCAATAGAAGACGCGTTAGTGAATTATAATAACTATTATATCTATGCAGATATGATTAAGAACAGAACCAAACAAACAATCGATGTTTTAAATGATATCAATATCAATAACATTGAGGATCACATCCAAGGAGTATTTAACATACTCAAAGATGGAATCGAATCAGAGTTTATTCATGACTGTAAGATAACGTTACAGTGGGAGAACAATATTAGATGTGATATTAGTATTATTGATTATTGGATCAATTTGTTTATGTGGTCAATGATATTAAAGACCAACCATCCTATAAGACCTAAGCACATTTTTATGGGATCAAAGGCCGAAAAGATTACAGGATCTAATGGTAAGCTTGTCCCATGGGAGATGAGACGAAAGGATGTGAGAAACTACGTTAATAAGTTTGTCCTTACGCTAGAGAATAAGGTTGCCATAGGTAATTATGATTTAAATATAATATTAGCTGATGGATTGTGGAAGTACAGCTATTTCGAACACTTTGCGTATTACTTAGCCAACACGATTAATAATGAAGATGACATAGCTCTTATGAGAGCTTGTCCTGAGTTCGATGCTTTAAAGCACATCAGCTTATATGGAACACCTATAGAACAGGTTAAAGACGAAGGAATGAAGGCAACCTTAAGAGCCATAGAATTGATCAAAGACTCAGAACGCTATATAGGATACGAGCATGGATTAACAAATAGCTTTAGAGCCAATGAAGCTGTGAATCCTAGACAGTATAAGGAAGCTTGCCTTAATATAGGCACCAAACCTAATGCAGCCGGTAGCATATATCCTTATATAATAGACAAGAACTTTTCAACCGGTGGCGTTTGTGATGCACTATCGTACTTTATAGAAAGCTCCACAGCCAGAACTGCACAGATTCTGTCAAAGATCAACGTAGGTGACTCTGGTGAACTTGCTAGGACACTGGGACTCAATAATACAGATACGATATTGAATCCTAATCCGGATTATGCGTGCAATTCTCAACACTATATGAAGTATGAGATCAAATCTAAGAAGCATCTGTCTATGATCAAAGGTAGATACTATAGGTTTAATCCTAAAGGATTGGATTATCTTATAGACGAAAGCGACATGTCTATGGTAGGTAAAACAGTGTATCTACACAGTCCTATGACTTGTGCTAGTAATAGTTCAGGACATGGTATATGTAAAAGATGCTATGGTATTCTGTACTATACTAATTGCAATATTAACATAGGAAAGTATGCTGCAGAAAAGTTATCATCCCAACTTACTCAGAGATTATTGTCTGCAAAACATCTTTTAGAGACTATAATTAACGCCATCAAGTGGAACGCTGAGTTTAAGGACTATATGGTAGTAGATATAAATAGTATTAGATTGTCTGATGAGTTTATAGATGATAATGATAGCTTATTAAAGAAGTACTTTATCATAATAAACCCAGACGATATACAATTAGTCTCAGACGAAGAAGACTCCATCGATATAGGTGATGATGATTCAGAATCCTTAGGCGAGGATAATATACTCGAAGAAGACTCAGGTAGCTATAACGAGTATATCACTAGCTTTATTATACGTACGCCAAATGATAAAGAGATCAAATTCACATCTGAGGAACAGATAGAGCTGTATATATCTCAGTATTTGAATACCATGATTCGGAAAAAGGCTGTAGCCGCAGATGGTAAGGTATACATCTCGTTAGCTAACCTTACAGAAGATACCTTATTCTATATTAAGATAAACAATAATGAGATATCTAAGACTATGAATGATATTATCAATGTAATCAATAAGTCATCTATTACAGAAAATATGACTAAAGACGAAGCGTTACAATCATTGGTTGATCTCATAGTCGTAGGAGATTTAGACGTCGATTCCGTACACTTAGAAGTCATCTTATCTAATCAAATAGTAAGCGCTACAGATATACTCAAGAAGCCGAATTGGAACGATCCTAATGTTCAATATAGGATGTTTACGCTTAATCAAGCATTAACAAACAATCCTAGTGTAATCATAAGCTTACTTTATAAGGACCTTCACAAGACATTATACAATCCTCTTACATTTACAAAGAATGCGCCATCATTCTTTGACTTGTTCTTCTGCACACAACCTCAGAATTACATGTCTGATGAAATATTGACTGACGATACGACTATGATACGTGATTACGAGAATGGCGTACAGATGTACCACTTAGTAGATGGTCCTAATAAAGAGAAAGAGTTAGATGACTATTTAAATAAGATGGTTGCTTTAGAAGAAGCTAAAAACAAGAAGAAAGAGGATGGTAAATAATGGTACTTAAAGATTGTTTTGTTATAGTAACAACTGAGCAGGATATCTCTAGCAAGTTAAACAATATTAGAGATATAATTACGCGTAACAACAAATCGTTTCAATTCTTTAGCATAAGCAATATCAGTCACTGTATCAATAAAGGCCATCAATATGATTTCTGTATTCTCTACAAAGGCGACTATAATAAGGTTCCTGACGAAGAGATAGAAAATGTATGTAGAGATATAGCTAAAAATATATTTGATGATGTATCGTTAACTGATATAGACGTGTCTATGGATTATAAAGATGCTGAAACTATATATTGTTATATATCTAAATTAGTTAATTAAAGGTAATAAATCTATACTTCTGGTACGGATCTCTCCGTACCAGAAGTATTTTGTGAAAGGGTGATATAATTTATGGCATTACCTAAAATAATACTAAAACACTCTAGAATAGAAGTGAATAATTACAATGCCGGAGACTCATCGTTTCTAGAGTTTTTGTTTTCTGTGTTTGATCCTATATACCATACAAGATTCCCTAAGGGTGTAGAGTATAATGAAAAGAAACACATCTTATACCTCCCCCGAGGGATGAACTTAGCAACATTGTCTAAGATATTTGAATGTGAACCTGTGATTGACAAGATGCCTGATCCATATGAGGACACACCTCAGTTACCAATCAAGTATTTGACTAAGGATGATAGACAACTAGAAATCCTTAAATTCCTTATCGGTGCAGGACAGTATACGTACACTCAATCTAAATCTCAGCTCTCTGTGAATAGTACCACTGGGTCAGGTAAGACCTTTGTCACTGTAGCGTCTATGTGTATCACAGGCTCTCGTATGATACTCATTACGAGCTCTATAAATTGGCTTAATCAATGGAAAGAAAAGATTATTGAATACACTAATCTCTCTCCAGACAAACTATACACTATCTCAGGAAGAGTGACTATAGATAAGCTAATGACTAAGGATCCCATGGATTATCAAGTATTCCTTGTAAGTCATGCTACTATACATGCATATGCAGAAGCTAGTGAAGAAGGATGGTATGCTGTAGACAAATTGTTCAAATATTTACGTTGCGGGGTAAAAGTATTCGATGAGAGCCACCTATATTTCGACAATATGGTCCATATTGACTTTCATTCTAACACAAAAAAGACTATATACCTCACAGCAACACCCGCTAGATCATCTAAGGAAGAAGATGTTATATTTCAGGAGTATTTTAGAAATATACCTTCCATATCTTTGTTTGATGAGAATACAGATCCTCATGTGAATTACATATCTTTGTTATATCATTCCAATCCTACTATAGATGAGGTAAGGTCATATTCTCAAGGTCAGTTTAACTTCGATAGGAATATCTATACAAAGTATCTTGTGACCAAACCAAACTTTCTTAATCTTGTTATAATAGTCATAGATTGGTGTATGAAGATAAAGGGAAAGGTACTTATCTATATAGGAATCAACGAATCTATAGCATTGGTTAGAGACTATATATTAGAGCATTTCCCGTATCTTGAGAAGTGTATAGGAATATACAATAGCGAGATTAAAGATAAGGAAATTAAGAGACAGATGCTTATGAAGAAGTTTATATTGAGCACAACTAAAAGTTGTGGAGCAGCATCTGATATTGCTGATCTTGCTGTGACTGTAGTATTAGCAGAACCATTTAAATCTAAGGTTACTGCAAGACAAACTTTAGGACGTTGTCGTGCTGATAATACTTTATATATAGATTGTATAGATTTATCATGTTATAGAACAAGACAATACTATACAGCTAAGAAGCCTATATATAATCAATTCGCTAAAACCTGTAAAGAAATAGTTATCTCAGACGATGATCTTAGAGACAAAGCTAACAAGATCAAAGAGTATAATGCTACACATAGAATGCTATACCTTCCGGTATTTAAGAGATAGATATATATTGTATAGATTTAAAATAATAAATATATATTATATATGTAAGCAATGGATGTAATGTTCATTGCAATCTTATATAGGAGGTTAGATTTTTATGTTAAACGTAAAAATCTCTGAGGACAAGTTGGCAACAATAGGTGCTATGTTCGAAACTGGGCAATGGCAATCGATGACGGCGGAGCAAAAGCGTGACTTTTTAGCTCCCAAGACTGCGGCGCGCGAGGACTTGTACGACTTCATATGTACCGAGAAGTCATATGCAGAGCAGGTACAATTCAACGATTTAGTTGATGTACTTGCAAACGACATTGTTGAGTCTGAATCCAAATTCAAACTCAACACGGGAAATGTGATGGACAAAGTCGCAAAGCGTTTAGGTGACATTGCGTTACCTGAGCCAAAAGTCGAAGCGACAGTCGAACAGCCGAAGAAGAGGGTTGAACAACCCAAATCTAAAGTCGAGCCGAAGGTTGAGCAAGAATCACCCAAGGCAGCCAAAGACTTAAGCAAGTCTGAGTCCAAGGTCGAGCAGTCGACAAAGTCCTCAAAGTCTGAGCAGAAGGTTGAACAAGAGCCAATAGTGGTTTCTGTAAAGCCTGAAACCAGACAAAGCGATGAAGCCAGTAATAAGGCCAAGTCACAAGCGTCCGATAAGAAGGTCAAGGTAGAGGGTAAACCCAATACTGAGGCCAAGTCTGAATCTGAAGCTAAGAAACCTGAGCTGAAGGTTCATGAAACGCCTAAAGCCGCTAAGGCGATGAGCATTGGTAAAGCAGTATTAAACTACTTTACAAATCGCTTCAAGTCGTTTATCGAGGGCGGCAAGATCAATCCGGCGGATGAGCAGTTTAGAAGCACGGTTAAGAAAGCCGTGGTAGACTTAAACTCATCACAGGTCCAGCCGGAAGACCCCAAGTTCACTCAATATTTAAGTGGATTAGGGGATCAGCTAATTGATCAAATGATCATGCGGCAATCTACTACGATACAGCAGCCTGTGGCAGCCGACGCCAGCGAACAAAAGGTTGCGAAAAACTTAGGCGGTTTAGACATGAGTCAGTTTGTCAAACAGCCTGAGGGCAGGGTCAGCGCGTCTGAGCTCATTAACAAGAGTTCATTTGCAGCTGCCGGAGTGCGTTTAGACAACGCAACTGCACCGGAAAAGGTAGTCAATCCGGTTCAGAAAGAGTTTAATGCAATCATAAACTCAGACGATTTTAAGAAATTGTCAGTGTCAGAAAAGTGTGACGTGATGTTTAGGTTTATCGACCATCATCCGAACGTAGCACGAATCGACGATTACTGGCGTAATCTTAACTTGGACTACCAACAGAGATTTAACGCGCTTAGAAGGCACGTTAAATTTATGGAGTCTTTCAAGACTCCGCACGTCTGCCAGCTATTAGCGTTAACCAATGTCGTAGTTGGCAAACTTCCGATAATGCGTCGGAAGTATAAGGTGCCTGAGAAGTTTATGCTTGTTCAGGTGCCGAGAGGATCAGTCGAGTCGAACATGACTAAGTTTGATATGACGTTCCTCTTAAGAACTGAAATGTCGAACAAGACACTGGTTCTGTACGTCGATTCAGTTCCAAAGTATGATTGGAACGAAGGTCGCTGGACCTTTACGGTTGCGTCAAACGAAATCAGCACTAGCAGGGTCAAAAAGTTGCTTAATAAGTACGATGGTAGTACAAATAATAGCAGCGATGAGATGCCTGTGACGTTAGCTGATGTCGTACAGGACAAACCGTTAGAGCCAGAGCTGGTAGAACCCAGCTATGTCGACGAGACAATACCAGAAGTCGTAGACGGCGAATTAGTAAAATAACACTATTTAATGCATGAGGAACGAATGTAACATCCAATGTTCCGAATCATTAAATAAGTGGAAATAACACAAGGGTGGAAGTACGCGCCCTTGTGTTATTTTTTCCTTAAAACGTAAAATGATTATATATTATATATTTGAAAGTAAGATAAATATATAATATAAGGAGTGTATTTATATGCGTATGTATACACTGAATAATTATAAGTATTTTAGTATAACCCTATATTGGTTAGATGAGTCTACTAAGTTTACGTTTGTACTCTTACCAACTACTAAATCTAAGACAGGCGAAGAACGTATACCTTACTCAGAAATGCTAAGACCGGATGGAGATATATCAGCCTTTGTGGATATAAAGTGGAGATTGAACATCGACTCAGGCATCAAAGATAATTTTGGTGTTAACATCAAGTACGAGATTGACTCGTCAAGTTTATATCCATTCATGCAAGCTATAAGAACTCTAAGAACATGGTTTACTAACAAACAGTATCAGAACCTATTCTTTAAGGATTCTACGTCTGGTAAAGTGACAGTGAATAAGCAAGAGTATGCTCCAATAAAGATACAGAACATGTATGGACATACTTTAGAGTTCGATCCATGTGTAAATTTTATCCAATTAGATTCTAGATATGAGTTAGGGGTCAACATCTATGTCAATGGTTTAAACGAACCGTGTTTTATGAGTGTATTAAACTTCTTAAACTTTGCAATATTTGTAGATAATATAAGTGTACCTAATCTTATAATGTCTGCACTATCTACTATATCTCTTCAGGCGTTGGTTAAGTCTATATTCCCGAACTCGCAACAGTCTATAGCAAATAATCAATCTAATAATAAGAACAACAACTCATACTTCTCTATGGTAGGAGCGAAAAAAGTATGATGATAGAAAAATATGGAGAACCCAATCTTTATACGCAAGCTAATGAAGAATTATTAGATGATGTGACAGACTTATTAAGTATAATGAATGATCCATACTTTGATAAGGATGTAAAGAATGAATTAATTATCAAAGTAAGACGAATGGATAACTTACGAAGAAGAAAGCTATATTCAATGTTAGTCAATGGTGAATCTATACCTATGAGTCAGAGAGAAGAGACTTTTTAAGAAATGTATAAATTTACCTACAGTGTAACATAAAAATAATTTATAGATATTTAAGATCTTAAATTAAAAAACCATTTTATTTTCAAAGGAGAGATTACCATGCCTGAGGAAGTTTCCAAAGCAAAAGTTATCGTATTTGTACCGAAGGGTAACAAAACAGTCGATGAAGTAAGAGAGGCTCAGATTGCAGTCTTAGCCAAGATGAGCGCGAACTCGTCAATGGCACCGAGAAGCGAGGACGGAGAGTCCAACCCGCTTGATGTGTATGATCTGGTTGATTCAGCAGCATTGATGACTGAAGAGATGGATCTTTCTGCTATCGGTAGGATGTTTATCGCTGCAGGCGGTGCAGACTTAATCGCATTCGGTGAGGGATGGAATGACAGCGTTGTTCTTACAAATATCCATCGTATAATCATCGAGTTCGGTATGCTTATAGCTTTCGAGTAATTATAATTTACTTACCACCACAAAATTTTCAAATAATAATTATTCCATAGGGAGTAATCCCTATGGATTTATTTTTTGTCTATACTGTCCATATCAAAGGCAAAGATTCATTGGCTGTGGTCATAGAAGCTTCAGAGTATTCCCTTAAAATGTCTTCTCGTTTATTGGACCAATCCTGTAATCTATCTAGCTGTAGGTCTATAGAACCATACACCGTGTCCATATTTGAATAGTATTTAATATAACTCAGAATGTGGTCACTTATATCACACATACACAGCTTTATAAATGACTTCATCATTGTTGGGCTAAGAGTAAATAAACTAGTATGCTCTATAAGCACTTTTAAAGGGAAACTTCTCCATCTATGTACCGGGGCTCCATTAACAGACTCCAAGCGTATCTTATTTGGCTTAACAAATACTGGATAAATCTGTAGATTGAATAAAGACACTAAATCTGATCCTGTCTGAGTTAACGCTATATCATCCAGTGCGTAATGCCTACTCATCCATGTCTGAGCGTCTATAGTGTTTAACCCATACCTCTCGTAGTAACTTCCTGCGTTACGAAAGGCCATCCAATCTATATCTTGTATACCAAGTATTTTTACTCCGGGTTCTATGTCTTTGTCTATAAAATAGAACCCATCCTTCTCTGTAGTTGGATCGACTATAATATCTATTACGTTTGGGAAGTATTCAGAAAACACTGGTAATGTTTGGTCCATAATTATTGCAGGCCATGTATCCTTATTAGCTTGGTCGGGTAGAGGGAAGTTCTTTAATTGTAATTGGTTCTCTATCATATTTAATAATCTAGTCATATCGTTTGTATGATTATTGAGTATCCCATACTTTTCTGTATTCATTATTAAAACACCTCCAATTAATATATTGTTGCCCATACTGGGTAATTTGCTTCATAATTTACTATTACGTGATACAAAATCTTAATATAAAAAATAGATGCATATTATAATTGTGTATTAAATTTGAATTATATATAAAAACTGAGATTTAATAGTAAATTTGGTTATATATTATATAAGTATAAGTAAATAAGAAAGGATATGAAGTATTATGGATTATAGGTTTAACAAAGCTGAAATTAATGACTTTATCAATAAGGTCTTTAATAAGTTCAATGGTAAAATCAATTGCGTTAATAAAGCAATATTAATAATAGATTGGCTTCAACATAATGAGCATAATAATGGAGCTATTACTAGAAATCCTAATGTAGTTACTATATATCCATTAGTAATTGCTAGAAATAGTATTAGTGTAGAAACTCTAAAGTATCAAATTCTGATATGTGTTATCCATGAACTGTATCACTGTGATCAGGATATTGATTATATAAGATCCTTAACCGATAAGGAATATATCAATGGAATAGAATCTGCAGTAGAGTTCGAGTCCAACATGTTCATAGCATACAATAGAAATTGGTTATCTAAAGAATTTGATATCCAAATCATAAATGATATTAAAGCTACCTATGGAATAATAGATCAATTCCGATTAGATATTGGATATGGTTATCATAGAAAGACTTATCTAACCCATATAGTATCTATACTCCAAGATATGATACATAAATCAGATGATCAAGTAATACGTAAATTCATAGAAGTCTATAATAACCCAGAAAGTTGCATAGAATTCCACGTATATAATGACATCAATTTTATGCTCAAATGTAAGACCAGTGTTCTCCCAATGAGTGAACTAAATGCAGTGTTATATAACTCATTCTTTAGATATACTCACAGAGGAGCCAATATACAGATGACTTCATCCAATGGTATAGATTGGGTTGTAGATATTAGGATTAGTGGATACAATAGATTATATAGACTAATAGACAAATAAAAATATCCTGTGGATTACTCCACAGGATATGAATCGAAGGAGTTTATTATGTCAAAAAAGAATCGCATTACTTAATTGTTAATCAAAAATAATATCAGTGGGAGAAATCCCACTGATATTAAAATCAATAAAAAAGGAGAAAATTATAATGTTGTTTAGTACTCAATATCATATAGATGCTACACAATATGATTATGTAGCATCTATGGTTGCTAACATTGCGATTTTACAGAAATTAAATCCATCCACACACATGGATATAATTGTAAAATCGGCAAAACATTTGTTACGGTATATCAAACAAGCTATCAAGTATTCAGAAACCTATATCAAAGAACGTTTGACAAACTTGTTTGACTTGGTTAAAACAATGGTGATAATGATATCTGACAATATCAATTATCACGCTAAGGAATTCCAAAGATTCCTATATATTATCTCACTATCTTTGGAAGACATACGAAAATTAATAATAAGGCAGTACTACTTAAACCGTTTACGATAATGTGGTATTGTTTGTAATTTAGTACATTGTATATCTATAATATAGATATCCATAGATTTACATTCTATGGATTTATTTTTTATCCTATATCATATACATAATTCTCTATTAAGTTAGACACATAACTGTCTATAGGCACATACATAGTCTCTCCAAAGGCAGTTGTGAATCTAATACGGTTATTGACAACCCTAAAATCTGTTGCCAGACCATCGAATGCTTCCATAATCATATCAATAGATGCACTCTCTCTACACATCTGTTTTATGATGTTAGTGGCGTCATTGCCAGTGATAGTAATGACTGCACCTTCATTGATATTAGACATCATCTTAAGCTGATCAGACTTTAATAGAGTCTTGCCTGTGACACTCTTGTAATCCTCAGCAGATTCTTGTAAGTATCGATTGAAGAGTTTCTCCATATGAGTCGTAGGTTGCATCTGAGTTAAAGCTGACTCTGTTATAGCATGGCCATAAGCCATTAAGAAGCTAGGAAAGTGAACCTGGTCTACAGTAATCAATCTCAAGTTATCTACTATAGCCTTTCCATTCTCGGTTACTATATTGCCTAAACAGCGTATAGAGAATGCAGGACTAACACCATCTCGTAAGTCTAAATCAAATGCTTCACCATATGCATTATTTGTGCCTTGGAAATTGGCGTATACGAGGTCGTCCTTCATCCAGAACTTGTTGTATCTTACTGAAGTAAACTTGGGATCTATAGTCTGTTGTCTGACTAAGTCATTAGACAGAGGGTGCCCCGCCTCTCCACAGTAGGTCTTTGTTCTAAGAAGTTCCTGTGTACGAGGACCATCTAACTCTTTCTTTATATCAGCCTTTCTATACATACGCTTATTTCTGTTTGTAAACTCAGTCTTCATAATGACTCCTTCGCCTTTGATACGTCTATTACCATCATTATGAACTATTAAGTCTTCAGATACAGTTCCTTCTTCTAAGATTATATTACCAATGGGTTTAGAAAATGTATTAATTGGCATCATATTCACCCCTATTATGTTATTTTATAGTATTATCTCTATGTTTTGCCTCAAGAGGCTTATATAGGTAAAATTTAATAATAATGGTTATATGTAATAAATATGAAATATTTATTATATAAGTGAACCTGTATATGTGAGGTAATTGTGTTTTATTTTTTATATAACTTTAAGATAAATTAATACAAACCATTTAGGAGGCTTATAATAAAATGATAGGGATATATGACATAAACTCAAGACTTCACAACAAGAATCAGAAGGTTAATGATATGATTAACTATAAGAACCTATGTTTGATTGATGAGTCCCATGGTAGAATATATAAAAACAATATAGCTGTGAAGATCAAGAATTGGCGTGGGTTAGACCCAGATAGCAATATAGCCTTTATGGAAGCTGCAGACGCATTCTTTATCTTATTAGAAAATGATGAGTCTGACTCTAACATAACAAACACAGCTCAATATTTATTAAATGAGCTCAAAAAGGTAAGGGATCCTGTAGCTTTGCAAAAATACTTTAAGTATAAGTTTTCAAGGATGAAAAACATAGGTAGACAGAAGAAAAGACTATTTCCTAAATCAACAACTCCTATAACACCTAAGCCTACAGTACCGTCCAATGCTCCTCAACAGAGTACACAACCTCCAACACAACAACAATCACAACCTCAAAATGATACTCCTGAGACACCCAGCCAGCCTGACCAGTTGGCTGAGAACCTACAGAAGACATTCTTAGATGGATTAGAGATAGTTGTAGAATGTGATAGAATAGTAAAAAACTATGATACCATATCTAAGAGATTCTATCTAAGCAATATATTTAAAGAGTATGCTGCAAATAAGAGAAGCTTATATGATGCTGTGTATACTACTGCAGCTTGCATAGCATCATATGATCTCCCATTTAAGAATCTGTACTGTTCTACCTTAGAGACTTGTTGTTATGAATTAGAGAAGAACTATATACCATACAATATAGAGCAGGTTATTACTGCAGTCACAGATTACTACATCTTCTCAGGAGGATTGAACGAGAGTGAGTTAGGTGATATATTCAGTGTGCTTAACACCAACAAATTGTTTGGTATAAACGAGCACAGTAATACCATTGACTACCTAAAGGAGAGACCTAAAGTACATGTAGAGACTAAATTGTCAGCGTCCGACCTTACAGAAGACTATGAACCTGAGTTATCCAAACCAGACCAGATAGTGGGTATGAAAATTACAATAGACAATGAAGAAAGAGAGTCGCTAAAAGATGTGATAAATGAGTACAAAAAGAGTGCTTCTGAGAATGAGGATACTGTAACCAATGCTATAAATATAAAAGCTCTTGTAGAGAAAATATGCTCTAAATATGCTAAGGATATACCATCACACTTTTCACACTTGTTAGATTTATTCAGAATGAGCTTTATTGTGTTTAACGAGAAAGACTCTATACAAGAAACACAGAATGCTATCTCTAAATTAGTAGATGCGGTGATAAATTGTACGTTACCAATGAACAAGATAGACTCAATGATACAATCATTAGAAAATGAGAAGGAATATTTGAATACTAGAAAAGAAAAGCTCGGTAATATGGGTAAGAATGAGAAGAACAAATATGAGAAATACAGTGAATTTATAGACAAGTCTATAGATAAACTTAAAGAGCATATTAATATAGTAAAACAACAAAACCCTGATATGGATTTATCAAAGCTCTCTGACGAAGATAAGAATAAGATAGAGATGGAGTCCTGTAAACCGGTAATTGATGTTTGCAATATGGCAACGTGTATCTATGAATCCGTTAAAGATAGTAGCTTAGAATATACAATAACGAGTAATATACCTAAGCTATCCACACAGGTTATAGAGAGTATCATTGATATATCTAAATCATCTCCTGAGATTGTGTCTAAAGATGTAATTAAAGAAGCTCTTAATATATATAAACATAGTATACTTGAATCTTCTATAGATCTTAGTCTAAATGTAACAGATATTATGAATATAGATAGAATTAACGAACAGATGTATAGATTAAACAGTATTACTGTGTACTCTAAACCTAACATAGATAACTTGCTTAATAGTCTATCTGTACTGCAAGAAGCATGTATGATACCTATGGATAAACCAATGATTGCTGAAAAGGTTAGTTACTATACACTAATAGATGCTGTATACACATTAATCGATAAATACTGTCTAGAGTTGCAAGACCAATGGTTATACTACACAGTCTCTGTGGTACTTGATGATGTAGAAAACAAGCTATGCTCAAATATAGTGCCTAATGAGATACGATCTGATTATATATCACATCTAGAAAGATTAATCAATAAGTTATACGATACCATACTTGATATGGATAACTCTGCTAAGGTTCGTAAATACAATACATTGATAGATAAAATGAAATATAGTGTCCAACGTTTGCAATATATAAACAATATTCATAGTTAATACATACAATCCTGTAGCATACCTGCTACAGGATACATATTTTGCAAAATAGTACATAAGTTAAAGCTGACCCTCACATTATGAGGGTCAGAATATAAATAGTAAACTAAAAAATGGTTGCATATTATATATGTAAGAGCAAAGAATACTACTCACAATACGAGTAGTAATCTATCGTGTACCAATCCAAATGTACCAAACTATAAAGGAGTAATATCATTTTCAATTGTATATTATATATACAATAGTACCGAATCAATGGACCAAATTATAAAGTAGTAAAATAAATTTCAGTTGCATATTATATATGTGGTATAATCATAAGAATGCTTAATCTTATTGAATAAGAACTCCATCGTGCTAGGTTGGCGGTAAGTTCATCTTATTGAATAGAAACCTCGGATTGCTGAGTTGGCGGTAAGATCGTCTTATTGAATAAAAACCTCGGATTGCTGGATTGGCAGTAAATAGAACTTCTCTAAAGATAAGCGCGCATATCACAGGGAAGGAAATTTTATTGAATAAAAATCCCATCGTGCTAGGTTGGCAGTAAGATCGTCTTATTAAATAAGAACTCCATCGTGCTAGGTTGGCAGTAAGTTCATCTTATTGAATAGAAACCTCGGATTGCTGAGTTGGCGGTAAGATTAACATTTATGATTATACCATATTCAAAATATAAAGAAAGTGAGTGTTTATTATGTATTCAGTTTACTATATTAATTGCGTGTCGACAGGTAAAGGGTATGTTGGATTATCAAAAAGAGATAATCCGTTAGCAAGAGCGTATGAGCACATTACAGCCGCTTATACTTCTGGAAAGTATACTAGAAGTACAGCAGAATTCTACAATGTGATTAAAAGAGATCCAATGAATGTGCTTATAACAGTTCTTACAACTCCAGTTGAGAGTCAGTCTTTGGGACTCAAGCTGGAAGCATACTTCATCAAAAAATGTATTACATATTGTCCTTTTGGATACAACACGGATTTCTCCAGTCAGGCTGCTGCTGAAGGTGAAGCATTGGTTAGCAGATATGCAATACCTAATCCTATAACATATTCGCAGAGGCCTGTGGATGATATGTATCAATTTGGAAATATGAACTTTCTTGAAAATAGAAACAGAGTTCTTCAAAAAGAAAGTTTGGAATTCTCAGGTAAAAAACTTATGTATAGTTTAATCGACGAGACTCCCGATGCATACAATAATCGTAGGAATCGTGTATTACGAGAATACGGTATTGATATTGCAAGGGATGCTTGTAAAATTGCATGATTGGTATATAAAGCCTTTGTAATAAAAATTACGAGGGCTTTTATTTTTTATAAAACATATAGTTTTGTGGACTTTATAGTAATTTTTGAATATATAAGGAGGTTTTACTTATTATGCTTACTCCTGAAGAATTGCTTGAGGAAGCCATGCAATCCCCAAGATTTTCACATATATTTACTGAAGCTAGAAAAAATGAAGAATTAGATGATGAAGACTTAGACTTAGATGAATCCGAGGATGAATTAGGATTCGACGATGAGACCGAACCTAGTGACGATATGACCGATGACACCGAATTTAGTGACTCTGAGTTAAGTGACACTGAATCTAGTGAATCTGAACCTAGTGACAGTATGATAGATGACACAGAATTAGAAGAACCCAGTGATGACATGTTAGATGATACAGAATTAAGTGACACTGGATCAACATCCACTGAATCTGAACCTGAGGAACCCAGTGATGACATGGAAGATACAACTTTAACAAGTGGTGACTTAGATGAAGACGAGATCAACACTAGTGAATTAAATGACACAGAATCTAGTGAATCTGAACCTGAAGAACCTAGTGACAATATGACCGATGACACCGAGTTAAGTGACACAGGATCAACCGAGTCCGAACCTGAAGAACCAAGTGACGATATGACAGATGACACCGAGTTAAGTGACACTGGATCAACCTCTACTGAGTCCGAACCTGAGGAACCATCTGATAGTATGTCAGATGATACCGAATTAAATGAACCTAGTGATGACATGTCTGATGACACTGAATCTAGTGATACACAAGACGTAATGTCAACACAAAATGACATATCAAACCAAATTAGTGACTTACAAAATAGGGTACAAGAACCGTCACAACAACCTACTAGCGACAGACCACAAATCGATGACTTTACAACGTTAGACAACGATGATGATGAGTTAGGAGATGATACAGATGAACCCACAAACAATCCGCCATCTACTACACCACAACAAACACCACCTGTTACCACAATGCCTACAGGACCAGTTCAGCAACCAGTATATCAACAGCCAGCAGCAATGCCTGTACAACAACCAACAGTCGTTGCAGTGCCAATCCAACAACCTGCAGTTACACCAGCACCACAACCAGCAGCACCTGTACAACAACCAGCCCCAACAACACCAGCACCTGCGACACCTACAGGAACAGAACCAACAACCACACCACCAGACCCAGGAGATGCAACAATCAACACAGGGGATACAGGAAATAATACACCGACTGAACCAAGCACGCCTTCCCAAGACACTACTGGGACGGATACTACATCGACTCAGACGCCTAGGATGGATGATACGGGACAAACTGGGGATACAACCTCACCCGACTCGACTGACCAATCTAGTGGATCTGACACACCACCAGATGATATGAGCAATAGTGGAGATGACTCAACCAACTCAACCGAGGACTTAACACAAGACCCATCTGCCAATGGAGTTGATACTGACTCTGATGCACCCAGTGATGACATGGGAGACATGTCTAACTCAGGTGATAGTGAATCAGGTGATAGTGGTGACTCAAGTAGTAGTGGTAGTGATAGCAGTAGCTCTAGCTCAAGTGGTGGATCGACTGATACTACTAGCATGGATACAGGAGCAAATGACCCTGACTCACTAAAGAGTATGGAGAAAGACTTATTTGCTGATTTAACGCCTGCACAGTTATCTATAAAGACAGAAGAGTTGTTACAGAATTATATGGATATGTATGAATTAATAAATACCATGTTTGAGAATGTAAATAAGATACCTAAGACATTCACAAATACTAGAGTATTAGAGTTCATTACAGAAAAGCTCATTGAGCTCAAAGACTTAGTTAATATTACAATTACTACTACATATGCTACTAAGACATACATAGAGAACTTTGCTATATACAAACAATGCCTTCGTGTTATTCAACAACTCAATATAATGCTAAAAGCATTATTACAAAATGAGGAAAAGACTATAGAGAAGGAAAAGTAAACAATATAGTAATTATTACGCAGAATAGGCCTGTGTAAGATTGATTACGATTTATTTTAATCTAATAAATATTAAATTATTCTAAGGAGGTATTATATAATGCCCAGCGTAGGTGAAAGAAAAGTAGCTACCATTGGGGATATGTCACGTGACCCCATGTATGAATATGCAGCTAAATTTTTTGATACACAGAAAAATATACTTAATGAATCGCATATAAACTATGCGTTCGATCCGGCCAGAACTTTAGGTTTCCAGAATAACGTGGATGCCTTAAGAGAGTTCTTTGTTTCTGATGCAGTTGTCCCGTATGTTGATCGTTCGGGCGGTATGGTTACTATGGAATCAGCTGATTACCAGGATCAGTTGAATATGATGAATGAGGCATTTGCTAATGATGTACAGGCTATCAGGGAGAATGCTGTTGCTGGATTAGCAACGTATAACCCCATGATTGGTTTGTCATTACCTATGCACAAGTATTTAATGCTTAACTGTGTATTTGCTCAGGCTCTTCCGAGATTCGTTGCTAAGAGCCCGATGTGGACCGAGAGCATTGAGACTAGGTATATTGTAGATACTGATGGAAAGAAGTATGATGTAGCTAACCAGCAGCACATGCTTCACCAGATTATGAAGAAACAGAATCCTGCAGTAGAGGTTGCTATTCCTCTGCCTGAGGCACATAGCTTAGACATCTTAGATACCTATTTCCATAGAGATAGAGTCAACCACAATTTGAGTGTGGCTACTCATATCGATGCCATTGCAGTTGAGGATTATGCTTTAACCGGCGATACAGTCTTGACGATAAGCACCGACAATGGTGTTACCACCGTTACTGAGTCTGAAGCTACCCAGGATGGTATGGCATTAGTATGGAAACCTTGGAAAGCAGAATTCACTCCGGGTTATGGTGATGCCAATAGAGTCATTGTTCAGCCTATTACATTAACCGTCAGCGATGGTACAAATGATGTCATAGTTAATGACATGCTGTTTGCATCCCAGAAGGATAACCTGTTTGATATTAACACAACGTCTGGTGTTGTAAAGGCAGTACGTATGTTTGCTAGATATGATGCTTCATTACGTAACCTTAAGACTCCGAAAGTTGAGTGGGGCGAGAAGACAATCTTTGTGCAGATCCCCGAGAGTGATGGTATCACTGTCCCCGTCACGCCGGAAGAGGTTAAAGACGTGGGTGCTCTCTATGGTATTAACCAAGTTACTAAGTATATGAGCATTATCAGAGACGTCTTAGAGAATGACAAAGACGATACAATCAAGGAATTCCTTGATGACTCATTCTTAAGACTTGATGATGACCATCGGTTAGCTAAGGTCATTGACTTCGCACCGAGATCAGGTTACTACAGTGATCACTTAGAGTGGATTCAGAAGACGTTCATGGATACACTTGATCATTTTGTAACAGGGTTACTGACCGTGCTTCGTGATCCCAACATGCAGATCAATATTATTGGTAGGCCGTCAATTATTCGTAGGATTACTCCTATTGAATACACCTATCAGACGCCGTCAAACCTTGGACCGATTGAGCTTGACTTCCGTAAGATAGTTGTAACGTCAGATAAGCGTGTGTATAACTTCATTAGTTCAGAGAAACTTTGGGGAACTGACACTCTTATTATTCTTCTTATTCCGAAGAATACTAACCGTATCGTTTATAGATTGTATGATTATCAGATGTATATTTCTAATGAAATCCGCGATGCTGAGAATCCACAGCTTCCGAGCTTAACAGCCTTCCAGAGATACTTACCGTTTGAGTTATTTGGTGTACAGGGTAGACTTAGTGTTGCTAACCCGACGGGTCTTACTAAGTTCTATGAGAACAAGAATCCGCTTGGATATGATCCTAAGACTGGCGATTCACCGTACACTGCTAATGACCTTGGTAGCGTATACACGTTCTATAATGAAGAACTCGGACGTAATATTTCTGCAGAAGAGGCTGCTGAGTTGGCCAAGGCTGCTGCAGACGGCACTAATCCTTAATTTTGGTTCCATAACTAACACAACTCCATAAATTAAATTGTATCAGAGAGGGAAACCTCTCTGATATTTTTATTATCAAATTTAACCATACGAAGACATTTTAATAAACTTAATACAATATAACAAAGGAGAGATAATAATGAACGGAATTAATATGTCTGCTGATTATATTGCTTTTAATAAAGCAATGTTCTTATTACCGGCAGAATATGATAATATGCCTAATCAATATTATAGGAATAAATTAAACGAGATCTTTACAGATATAACATGTCTTAAGGTTCTCTATACACATAATGACAAGAGGTTCTTTGGAGTTAATGTGCTCCCATTACTCATTGGCGATGAGTGTTTCCGCTTGATGCATATACACAACTTAGGAGAACAAAACCCACCGGTTATTGCCAGAAATTATGTGATAGAATTAGATAGTCAGCTTTTCAACCAATTACAGGTTGGTATTCTTGAGCCAGAAGAGTTAGGTGGATTGATACTGTACTCGATATACAATACGATGTATGGACATGCATTATATCGTATCCAAGATACAGTAGATGCTCATTATAAACATGAACATATATACGATATGTCAATACCAACGGCTAGAGGTATGAGAGATATCTTCTCGTATGGGGTGAAAATGGCTATATTAAAGAGTAATCCACTGCACAGCAATATAGATAGTCTTAACATTGTACACTATCAAGAAATAAATGAGTTGGGTTATTTACCATATATAAATAGTGCTCTGGAAAAAATAAAAAGTCACTTTAACTATATTACAGATTCCCACGATGATAGGTTCATTACACTGTGTTGGGCAATGCGAGTCATTGATAATTATGCTACATTAAGAATTCCGGCATATAATACACTTAGAAGAGCTATGGAACTTACTGGGTCGGAGATAGAGAAGGAAGAGATAGAGAAAGTATGTATGAAGATCAATGAGCTTCAAGTCTCAAACGAATCT